GGGATCGTGACGACCTCGTCCAGATACGGGTACAGATAGCTCAGCGGATACCTAAAGCCCAGGATATCCTGATCGCCGCCGACGCCCTCCTTTTTCTGCTCAGCTCTGTAGAGCTCGTTTTTGATCGTGTAGGTCGTGCCGTCCCACAGGTGCCACTCGAGCAGCGTGTAGTAGTAGCCGCCCTTGGCCTGTCTGGTTACAAAGATCGCCTCGCTGATCCCTGCGTTGGTCCATCCGACCGGGACAAACTGGTCAGCCATGGCGTAGCCGATCCGGATCTCACCCGTGCCGGGGATCTCGTTGCCGTTGCCGTCCCGTCTGACCTCATACCATGCCTTAAGAGCCTGACCGCCTAAAGCCGCGGCCTGCTCGATGCTCTCGGTCATCTTGGTCTGGAAATTGTTACGCCTGAGAACGTACTGCACAAAGTCATGCAGCGGATCCGTCTCGGCGTTCTCATATCCTGCCGTGCTGACGTCAACGTCGCACTGATCTGTCCAGACCATGCCCGCGATCTCTGCGCACAGCGCTGCGCTCATATTGAGGTAGCACAGGTTGCGCTTGTGCTCCGGATCCGCGATCGTCGGCGCGGGGATCTCGTGCCAGGGCTTATAAAAGCCTCTGTATAAGTATTTCCACGGAAAAATGCCGATGTTATAAAACTGATTAAACGCAGGCACGTCCTGCAGGTCAAAGATGCTCTTGTACTCTTTACCCAGTCCGGTGTCAGCGCCGGCCTGCCTCATCACGTCCGCCATCTTGTTTTTTATCCTCTCCATTATCGCCATATCTGTCACCAGTAGCCGTAGCTCTTAGCAAAGTAGTTATGCCCGTACCTGCACTCGTCCATCGCGTGGTTATACGCGTCCACGGGCTCGCCGTTATCGTTTACGCAGTACAGTCCGATCTCCTTAAGCGCCGCCTCGACGCCGTACCGCTCGTCATCCACCCAGTAGTACCGGCCCTCGGTGATCGCGACCTGCAGCTCCTCGATGCCGACCTTGATGCCCTTGGTCGACCCCTTTATATCGTGGCCGTTGTTGTCTGCCGTTGTCGTGTTGTATCCCAGCTTGTCGATCTCGAGCCTCAGCGCCTTACATGCCGGGTCGATCATTATCGCGCTCTCCCGCAGCTTGGTCTTTTGCCGCATGGCCGGGATAAACTCGCCGCAAATATGCTTGGCCTGATCGCTCATGGCCATCTGTCCGCCGTCGTAGTACCAGTTGCCGACCCGCAGCAGTACATAGTGCCGCGGCTGGTCCATACAGACCAGATAGCAGCCGATGCTGGTCGCATCCGTAGCGCCGCCGTCGCCTGCAAAGTACATTTCAACGCGGGCCCAGTCCGGGATCTGCCGCAGGATATGCCTGTCCGTGTTAAACATCCAGTAGATCACGCCCTGCGGGATGCAGCGCTCACCGAGCCAGTCCCTTTTCCACAGAAACGGGCTTTTTTCGCACGCTGTCCGGATCTCCTCGAGCCTCTTAGGCGTCAGGATCGGGTTGTCCTCGCATGTCCAGTGCAGCCATCTGCAGTCCTGGATCTCGAGCACCTCCTTGATCACCGGATCCTGAGGCGCTGGCGGGTTACAGTCTGCAATATGCCAGCGGTCTTTTGCCGCGTATGTCCGTCGCAGGCACTCCTGGATCATAGACATGTGCAGCAGATTTATTTCACAAAAATAGACGGATCCAAGTGACATGCCGGTGATGCTTTTGTGGCTGTCCGCTTTTCCTCCGCCTTTCCAGTATACTTTTTTCACGTCTCCACCCGGCAGGCGGATCAGCAGGTGCGCGCCCTCGTCATCGTGTGACGGCTTGACGTACCCCGCAAAATTGTGGATCAGGCCAAAGCCGTCGCCGTCGATCACCAGTCTGTACGCCTGCTCCGCTGAGTATGCCACGACCAGATGGTTGGTGTCGCGGCTCGTGATCAGGTGATCCGTGAATCTCGCGATCGCCGCCGTCGTCTTGCCGGATCGAGGCGTCCCCTCGAGCCAGTCGATCGTATGATCGTACGGCGCCATGATCGTCTCGCGCTGCTTCGCGCTCCATTCTACTACGGCCATACTACTCGCCCCGCTTCATCTCGAGCAGGCTCTCCAGTACGCCGTTCGAGGGCGTCAGGGCCATGTCTGCCTTGTCGCGCCACTGCTCCGGTTTTCGATTCTTTAGCCAGAAGATCTGAGCCGTGACCTGAGGCGGAATATAGACCTCCTCCTCGACGACTTTCCAGCTCTCTGCCTCCCGGATCTTTCTCCCCGTCTCCGGATCGTAGTCTATGATCTTGACCTTGACCGGTTTCCGGATCTTGTAACTATGCCCGCAGGCCGATTTATAAAGGGCGTTTTCGACGATCCGGTCCGCTGAGTCCTTACCCAGTCGGAGCGCGTCCGCGATCTCCGGGTGTTCGTGTTTCCATCTCCGGAGCGTGGATACGTTTATATGCATATTTTTTGCGATATCGCCGTCCGTGAGCCCGTCACGGGCCCAGCCCTTGATCCGCTCTATGTATTCGGCTGTCGTCCATTGCTCCCATTTATATGCCAAAAAATCACGCCCTCTCTAATACAGCGGTCCGTCCGGTGAGATTCTCCCAGCGCTTGACTATAACGTCGCAGTAATGCGGATCGAGCTCGACCATCCGGCATTTTCGGTGGAGCTGCTCGCAGGCGATCATGGTAGTCCCGGATCCTCCGAAGGTGTCGAGTACGATCTCTCCGGGTCTGCTGCTGTTCCGGAGTGATCTCGCGATCAGGCGGACCGGTTTCATCGTCGGGTGCGCTTCGCTCCGGCTCGGCTTGTCCTCGTGGATCACCGTCGTGCTCGTTTTATCGCTGTATATGTCCTCGAGAAGTCTCCTCATCTCGTCCTTTGTCATCTTCGCTATATTCGGCCGCGCGTCCTCGTATACGGTCGTCTGCGTACGATCGTCCACGAAGTAATGCGACGCCCCGTCCTTCCATCCATATAGGCAGGGCTCGTGCTGCCAGTGATAGTCCTGACGCCCCAAAACGAGCGAGGATTTCACCCATACCAGGCACTCCCTTAATGTGAGGCCTGAGCGTATAAGAGCCGTCCTAAAATTAAGGCCCTCCGTATCCGCATGCCATATATAAAAAGCGCCGCCGGGCTTTATGTACTCTGCTGCGCTTGTGAATGCGTCCGTTAAAAACTCCAAAAATCGAGCGGAGTCCATGTTATCGTTTAATATCCGAAGATGCTCCTCGGTCCCTCCCTCGTAGGCGACGTTGTACGGCGGATCCGTGACCCAGAGATCCGCGAGCTCGTCTCCCATGAGTTTTTGCAAGTCCTCTGGATCCGTTGAGTCGCCGCAGATCAGCTTATGATCCCCGAGTATATATATATCCCCGCGTCTGGTGATCGGCTCCGCGTTCTCGTCCTCCGGGAGTAGATCCGGATCCGTGAAGTGATCCTCGACGCCGATCTCGGCCGGCGGGATAAAACCGAAGGCCGCCATGTCGTAGGATCTGATCTCCTTTATTTCCGCCGGCAGCAGGTTCGGATCCCAGACCGAGAGCTCGGCCGTCTTATTATGAGCCAGCGCGTACGCTCTCCTCTGCTCGTCCGTGAGGCTGTCCAGACGTATGCACGGCACCTCTGTCAGGCCGAGCTGCTTGGCAGCCAGCACGCGGCCGTGTCCCTCTACGATGATATTCTGCGGGCCCCATACGCCGACCGGATCATTAAAGCCAAAAGCCTCGATGCTTTTTGCGATCGCTGCCACGTCGGCCGCCTCGTGTTTCCTGGCGTTTTTCTCGTACGGTTTTAAGTCCGATATTTTCAGCGTAACAAGTTGATCCACTTTTTTAGGCCTCTCTTTTCGCTTGTAACGGGGAGCCGGGAGCCCCTGGCAAAAGGGCCCCCGGGTGTTAAGGTAACACATGAAAAACATGCAAAAGGGACCCCATCGGGATCCCTCTACACACTTTTGGACAGTACCATCTTATCACGACCATACTGAAATGTCAACATTTTGTGGTCAGTTTGCGGAAAAAGTCCGCATTTTGTTACCCTAAGGGCCTAAAAAGGCCTCGAGCTTATCGCATGCGCTGGCGTGGATCTGAAAGATCCGCCGGTCTGTTAAGTCCATCCAGTACGCTATATCCTGCCACTTTTCCCGGTACAGATACCGCTTAGTGATCACATACCGCTCCTGATCGTCCAGCTCGATGCAGCGCATGCACAGCTCCCTGATCGTCTCCTGCTCCCGTCTGCGTCTCTGATCCAGCTCCCACAGTTTGCGCTGTGCATCGTCGATCGAGCCCATGGCCTCGGCCATCCGATCCTGCGGAGACGTCTGCACCTTTACGGCGTCATACCTG